ATTGAAACAACGTCAGATATGGTTCATGGCCCTAAACTAGGGCTTGCTGTTTTGTGGGCGGTTAAGACCCATGCCAACCTGCGCTATGCCGACCTGACCGGTGCCGTCCTGACCGGTGCCGACCTGACCGGCGCCGACCTGACCGGTGCCGACCTGACCGGCGCCGACCTGCGCTGTGCCGACCTGCGCTATGCCATCCTACGCGGTGCCGACCTGCGCAATGCCGTCCTGACCGGTGTCCCGGTAATCCACCAAATCCATCAAAGCGTCTATACTGCGGCCTCGCAGCCCAGTGCGCTAGAAATGGGAAGCTGGCACACATGCGAAACAACCCATTGTCGCGCGGGTTGGGTTGTGTCGCTGGCTGGTGATGTCGGGAAAGCGCTGGAAGCGAAGGTTGGCACACCGGCTGCGGCCATAATGATTTATTTTGCCAGCGATCCAACTCTTGAAAAAGTCCCAGACTTTTATTGCAGCAACACCGATGCTTTGGAGGATATGAAGCGCCTAGCCGAAATTGAGGCTACACGATAAATCTGAAAATACACTAACGCGAAAGGATAACCAATGACCACGCTTACACCCCCGACAAAACCAACATCACGGCCCCCGATTGTCACGATTTGCGGTGAGGCTGGCACTGGAAAGACCAGCCTTGCGGCCACGTTTCCAAGCCCCATTTTCCTGCGGGTTGAGGACGGCGTTGCGCGCATCCATGAGGCTTGCCCGATGCCGGATGTTTTTCCCGTTATCAAAACCGAAGCGGATTTGATGGCGCAACTGCAATGGCTGTTGCACGAAAAACATAGCTACAAAACGCTTGTAATCGACAGCGTTAGCAAGCTGGAGGCTATTTTCACGCAAGCGATTATTGAGCAAGATGGGCGCGCGAAAACCTTGCAAACCGCCCTCGGTGGTTATGGCGCAGGCATTGCTGCACTAGCCTCGCGGCATCGCGGAATTCGCGAAATGGCGGGCCTAATTAGCGAAAAGCGCGGGATGGCCGTTGTATTCATCAGCCATGCCGACCTTGAAACTGTCAAGCTGCCGGATGCAGACGATTATAACCGCTACTCGTTGCGGCTTGGTCCGAAAAGCCAGCCCGCCTATATTGATGATGTTGATTTGGTGGGTTTCGTCCGACTTGTGTCCGCTCTTAAAGGTGGTGACGGTGACCGCAAAAAGGTGATTAGCAATGGCGACCGCGAACTGGTCTGCTACGCCACCGCCGCCAGCGTGTCAAAAAACGGGTATGGCATCACCGAACCGCTGGAACTTGAGCCGGGGAAGAATCCGCTTGCGCCATTTATCCGCGCCAAAATGATGGCAGGCAAGGCTAAGGCCGCGCCAAAGCCAGAGGCCGCGCTGGAACCTATCGAGCCGGACAATGAGCCAGATATTGATACCAACACCGAAAACGAAGGAGAATAAGCATGGCATGGTGGGATTTGAGCGACGGGACTAGCGCCGTCGAAAATGCAGCAACCTATGAGGACAAAGGCAACAACTTCGAGCCGCTGCCAAGTGGTAGCCTTGTGCTTGCAGAGGTTCACAGCGCTGGGTGGAAAACTGATCAGGACGGGCGGAACCGGCGTGTTGCTATCCGCTATTCGATCCTTGAGCCTGCGCAATATGCGAAGCGCCAAGTGTCGCAGCCGCTTTGGGTAACGGATGATAACCCAAATAAACAGGGCGATGCAATCCAGAAAAAGCGCGATATGGATAAGCAACGGTTTGGCAAACTGGATGCTTGCTGCGGCGCGCGCCTTTCGCGGCTTACCGCAGAGCCGACCGATGACCAAATCGCCTTGGCTTTGGTTAGCAAGATCGTGATGCTGGAACTTGACACTATCGAAGGCACGGACGGCAAGCCCGGTATCAACTGGGTGCGCAATGTGTATCTCAAAGGCGCTAAGGCGGTCCACATCCCCGGCGGGGCGGTGACAGCAAAGGCTACGCCGAAAACCACGCCAGCGGCGAACAATAGCTTTTCGGATGATTTGGGGGACGATATTCCATTTTAGGAATCTGCATTTACCGGACCCCTGCCATATGGGCGGGGGCGAGGATAAAGGCAGAACGCGAAAGGCCAGAACATGACAGACCCCCAACAAAGAACGCCAGAATGGTTTGCGCAGCGCGTAGGACGCGTTACAGGCTCTATGGTTGGTGCAATCCTTGGGTTATCGCCATTTATGACGCGGGCCGATGCAATGCGCTCTATGGTGCGGGCTGCGCTTGGTGCGGAATCAGAGTTTGCTGGCAATATTGCCACCGAATACGGCACGGCAAACGAGCCTAACGCGCTTTTCAGCTTCCAGATGCAAACAGGTATTAGCGTTCGCCCCGCGCCATTTATCACCTATGAGGATTGGCTAGGTGCGTCTCCTGATGGGTTTACCAGCGATGGTGGGTTAGTAGAGCTAAAATGCCCTTTTGGCCTGCGCAAAGAGGCTAGCCCTATTTTTAAGGCACCGCACGAACAGCCGCACTATGTCGCGCAAATGCAAGTGCAAATGTTTGTGACCGCGACAAGCCATTGCCATTTTTTCCAATGGTCCGCGCATGGCACCAGCTTACATCGTGTGGCCTACGACCCGGCGTGGATTAACGAAAACTTGCCCAAACTGCGGCAATTCCATGCCGAGTTTTTGGACGAGGTAAAGGACAACGCTGCCGAACACTTAGTCCCCAAGCGTGTTGTTATCGACACGCCAGAAGCTGCGCGCATGGTGCGCGAATGGGAAGAATTAGCCGAACAGATTGAACGTGCCAATGAGCGCAAGAAAGACTTGCTGGCTGAAATGGTGACGCTGGCGAAGGGTAAAAACGCGCTCATCGGCGGGCGCAAGCTATCGCTCACGCAGCGGGAAGGCGCTATCAGCTATGGCAAGGCAATCAAGGTGCTTTGCCCCGATGCCGACCTAGAACCATATCGCGGCAAAGCGTCTAGTTTCTGGGGGGTCAAATGACCTTTTCCCTTCGATCCTACCAACAAAATGCCTGCGATGCCGCGCTTGCAGAAATGCGACGCAGCGTGTCGCCATGCCTGATTGACGCGGCTCCCGCCGCAGGTAAGTCGTTTATGATCGCCTATATTGCCAATGCGTTAAACCAAATAAGCGGCGGTAAGCGTGTCCTTGTGTTGGCCCCTAGTGCAACACTGGTGACACAAAACCACGAAAAGTTTGCTATGACCGGCGAAAAGGCCAGCATCTTTTCGGCAAGTGCTGGAATGAAGTCCACCCGGCATACGATTGTGTTCGGCACGCCCAAAACTGTGCAAAACGCAATTAGCCGGTTCCAGCGGGATTTTTGCGGGGTGATTGTGGATGAATGCCACGGCCTTACGCCCACGATCCGCGCGATTATAGAGGCCATGAGTGAAACGCAGCCGAACTTGCGCGTTCTAGGGCTTTCTGGGACGCCCTTTGTGCTGGGCAAGGGCTACATTTTCCGGCTTTGGCCAGATGGGCGGGTTAATGGCGAGGATGTTTGCCGCGACCCGTATTTCGCGAAATGTGTCTATCGCGTCAGCGCTCGCGAAATGCTGGATGATGGGTTTATTACGCCCATGACAATCGGAGCGATTAATGCGGAGGCCTATGATACCAGCGGCATCGAATTGCTGCCGAATGGGACGCTAAACCCGTCTACAGTTGACCGGGCGTTTGTGGGCCATGGCAGGGAGACTGCGCACATTGTGGCGGATGTGGTGGCGCAAGCCCGCGAACTGGTGGGCGGGGTGATGCTGTTCGCCTCCACCAAACGCCACGCAGAAGAGGTAATAGCCAGCCTGCCACCAGAGGTTAGCGCTATGGTCCTAGGCGATGTAGCGCGGTGGGGTGGCAAGGATATGCCACGCAAGGCGGTGATTGCCGCCTATCGTGCCGGGCAAATCCGCTACCTCGTTTCGGTGGGGACACTAACGACAGGCTTTGACGTAAGCCATACGGTCCTCATCGCCCTGTTGCGCTATACCGAAAGCGCGGCCCTTTTGCAGCAAATCCTAGGCCGTGCATGGCGGCTTGATCCTGCCAAGCCCTATGGGTTGCTGCTCGACTATGCAAACAATGTCGAGCGACATTTTCCAGACGGCGATATTTACAACCCAGAGATCAAGGCAGGTAAATCCGCTGGCGATGGTGAACCGATTGATGCGGTTTGCCCTGACTGCACATATACAAACAGCTTCAAGCTACACCCCGATTGCGCCGATTATCAGAGGGATGTTAACGGCTATTGCTTAGATGTTTTTGGCGTCCGAATCGAAACGGATTACGGCCCCATGCCTGCCCACTATGGGCGGCGCTGCTTTGGCTTGTTGCAGACTGGCGCAAAGGGTGAGTATAGCCGCTGTAATTACCGCTGGACCGGCAAAGAGTGTCCGCATTGCGGCGAGGCGAACGACATCGCGGCGCGCTATTGCTATGTTTGCCGGGGTGAGATTATCAACCCTAACGACAAGCTTGTGTCGGATTTTAAGGCCAAAAAGAACGATCCTACGCGCCTGCAAACGGACGAGGTGCTATCCATGGCGACAAAGGAAGGCATCAGCGCGAAGGGCAATACTACATTACGGGTTGATTGGGTGACGCCATATCGCCAATTTAGCACATGGTTCCAGCCCGAAGGCACCCACGCGAATGCGATGAAGGATTATTCACGCTTTTTCGCCGCGACTATGTTTGGTGAGGTGCCAAAAACCGTGTCCTATCGCAAGGACGCCGAAAGCGGGTTTTTCCAGATTTTCGCCTATAACCAGCCAGCCGACGAACAGCCGGTTTTAGATGGCGCAAGGAATATGTCGGATCAAGCCACCAAAAAGGATAAGCCAGCATGAAGTTAGACGCCTGCCCCGTCCCGGTATGGGGCGATCAATCCTTTCGTGGAAAGTGTCACAAGGAGGACGTGGAACAAGCCAGCTTTTTCAGCAAGCTACGGCGCGAACATCCCGACACTTGGGGTATCATCGCCCTTCACCCGCGCAATGAAGGCCTAAAGATCGGGGGCCAGTTTTCCACGGTGACAAAGCACCGGACCGAAGGCATGGCGAAAGGCGCGGCGGATATTGTGATCCCGGCGCGGCGTTCGTTCGTCTGTGAACTGAAACGTCAAAACCATATGCTTTCGGCTTGGCAGGAGGGCCAGCAAGAGTATTTAGCCGCCACGCAGTCTGCCGGGGCTTATGCATGTGTTGCCTTGGGGGCGGAGGCCGCATGGGAGGCATTTGAGGCTTGGCTATGGGCGATAGGCCATGGATGATCTATTCGCGCCCAAGCCGCCTCCCAAGCTGGGGCAATGGCCTAGCGAACAGCTTGCAGATTATATGATGGGCGAAGTGCATCCCGATCAGGTGCGCGAACCGATTAAGAGCTGGGCCGCATTTTTTGTCTATGGCGCGGCTAAACAGATTATCGCTATGAGCGCACCCGAAAAGCGCAGGGATGCCTTAGCTAAAATACCGCATACCATCCGCCCGCGTGTAGAAGCCGAGGTTAAGCGGCTTTGGGCGAACAAATGACGCATTGCCATACGCCTTATTTTCCGCCATATAGGAGCCGCCTTCTGGCATCCTTTCGCAATCTCCCAAACTGCCCCGCCGGTGCGATCCAGCGGGGCTTTTTTGTCACAGTTGCTTCACGCAGGCGTCAACTAGCCGCTGGAAAGGCTTTTCCGTTTTATACATCTGTTCGGCCCGCAAGCGATAAACCTGCGCGACCTTGGCACGATCCATAAACCCGGTTTTGATTAATTCGGGCCATGAGACGCCTTGCCATTTCGCGACTAAGCAAACGGCGGCGATAGCCTCCACCGCATCGACAGATTTTGCGCCTCGCAAAACGCGAAAATCTGGCGGCATGTCGAAAATATCCAGCACGACAGTTTTGACGCGCATAGCGAGGTCGATCATGCCTGCCCGGTCATTTGGGGCGCCCGTGATTGTATGTGGCATAGCTTTCGTTTGCGCTGTTTTGACAGGGTGACAAGTTTTACATTTTGTAAGACCTTGCGCATATTCACGTGAGTTTTCGAGCGTTCGCGCGTGGCCACATTGGAAAGTCTGAAACCGCAGGTTCCCGCCGTATTTCTTCACAAGAATCCGCTCAATTGAGGCCATATCGAGCGGGTGCCCAAAATAATTATAGACCGCCACGCTGATTTTGTGTGGGTCACGCAAATAGGCGACTTGCCGCGCGTAGGAGATAATTTCCGTTTTCGATGGCGGTATAATGGCGGGGTTAGGGGTCATAGACTTCACTTTGCATTCTCCAAAAACATATCACCTTGACGCTGGGCATCTTCGATGCGCTTGCAGGCGATGTCGAAATACTTGGGTTCTTTTTCGATCCCGATAAAATCGCGCCCCATTTGCACGGCGGCAACGCCGGTTGTGCCGCTGCCCATGAATGGGTCTAGGATGGTTTGGCCGACGTTCGTAAAGTCACCAATAATTTCAGCCATAAGCTTACGCGGCTTTTCGGTCGGGTGCTCGCCATGGCGCTCCGAATTATTGGTGTTGTGCGTATAAACCCCACGCTTTCCTCCAGCATTCCACCGTGCATAGCCAGTTCCAGACCATGCGCAAACAAAGTTTTCTGCACCTTGCGCCGGACCCTGTCCATTAAGTTGCGGCGTGGAATCTGGCTTTATCCATACACAAGCCCGCTTATATTTCATGGTGCTACTATTTATTTCATCGGCCCACTTTGCTACGCCTTCGGGGGTGCAGAACGCAATAAACCATCCATTAGATAAAGACGCGCATCTTTTTACAACACCGGCGCGGATCGCATCGATAGGCGCAAAATCAAGGCCTTTAATTTCAGCGCGGCCATCTAATCGCAGCCGCCTTGCAGCCTCCCCCTTCGCATTATGCATGAACTTTTCATACGGTGGGTCCGTTATGATATGGTCGACAACAAACAAATCCTGCATCACCTCTAGGCAATCACCCAAATAAAGCGTTGCGAGTCCAATGGTGACGGGGGTCATGCATACCTCTTGATATTAGCGATTACGCGGGCGGTGGTGCCGAACACGGCGGCTAGGGTGGCGTTGTCCTGATAGCGGGCACGTTCACGGATAACCGCGCGCTCCTCGGTGGTAAAGTCAGCGGTGCGCTTTGGTGGCGTCATGGATGGGCCTCCATCACCCGGCGCAACTTCGCCAGCGTCAGGGGGCGGGGGGCGGCAAGGCCATTTTCCCACCGCCAAAAAGTGGAGCCGTTAACGCCAGCCCGGTGGAGAAACTCCGCAAGGCTGATGAACTGTTGCGATGCTGCCACGCGGACAGCGAGGGGCGTTATGTCTTTTTCCATGCCGCTCTTGTGGGCTTGCTTTTTTTTGCTGTCAATTGCTTTTTAGGCTTGCGTTAAGGTAAAAGATGCGCGACAAGGAGGCATCAACCGGCAACAAGCCGAAGCGAAAGGAACTAAAATGGCAAGCCTGCAAAGCCATATCACCCTAGAGGTTGAGCGCGGCGATGACTGCTTTGATGTGGTCGTTTATTATAGCGCATCACGTCACTGGCGTGATGAAGGTTGCGAAGTAACTATCGACAGCGCCGAACGCGATGGTGACGCCTTTGCCCTTACCGAGGTCGAAACCGCCACCGCCTTGGAAATTGCTAAGGGCCAGCTTGATGATGATTGGCAGGACCAATACGATCAAGAGGCCGATTATCGCTATGACCGCTCTTGTGAACGGGATGATATGTAATGCGCAACCATCACGTTTTCACCGAGCCACACGTTGTTGATACGCATAATGCGTATTTCGATGCGCTTACCAATCTGCGCAATGCCGAACTTCACCTAGAGGCCGCCAAGGCTGCGGAGGCACAAGCCCGGCAAGCGCTGCTTCACCCCGACCCAACCGGGCACTAGACGCTAGGCGGTCAAACCTCTTTTCTCAAAATAAGGAAATACATATGGATTCTGGAGATCGTCTTTTGTTCAAGGTGTTCGCTACCGTGGCTTTTCTCATTGTTATGACGATCACGGGCGGCCTTGTCGGTTGCCCAAGCTATAACGTCTACGCGGCCCGCAAGAGCGGTGAGGCGGTCCTAGCGGAAGCGCAGTCCTCTCGCTTGGCGAAGGTTGCCGAGGCCAAGGCTCGTTTTGAATCTGCCCAGTTTGACGCACAGGCGGAGGTTGTCCGCGCGAAGGGCACAAAGGACGCCAACAACATTGTCATTTCGTCCTTTGGATCAACACAAGAGCGGCTCGATTATCTGCGTATTCAGGCCATGCATGACGGGATGCAGAAGGGCACCGTGATTTATGTTCCTGTGAATAATCTTATCCCCACTATGGGCATGAATAAATAATCTTGGAAGGAATCGAATATGAATGACCTCCGCAAGATTTGGCGTGAAGCCCCGGAAGGAGAGATTATTCCCGGCTTCATTATCACCACCTTGGGCATCGTGGCGTTTTTTAGCCTCGGTGTTCTCATTTCCGCTTTTTGAAGGAATTATTTATGCAAGAACTTTTGATGCCTATCGCGGGTGCATTGCTTATCTTCTTGGGATTTTTGGTGTGGTCCCTTCTGCAACAGCAAGTTGAAAGCAGCCGCCACCGCAATCGAAACCCTCCGCGCCGAACTAACCGCCACCAAGGCGAGGCTGGCGGAGGCGGTGGAGATTGTGACGGAAGTAGCGGAACATTATGGATGGCCTGATAGTTATCTTGGTGGCCCCTCTCATGCATCGAGTGCCTACCAGTATCTCACCAAGGAGCCAAGCCAATGACCTCATACCGCATTATTCAAGACGGCCAGCCTGTCGCTTGGGTGGATAACCTACGAGACGCCATGCATTATGCCATGGTTTATGCGGAGGACGGTCCTGTCATATTGCAGCACAAGACCGCAAGCGGACGGTGGGTGAAAGTCAAGGAGCCAAGCCAATGACCGCGCTACCAGAGGGGTTTATCCCGCATGATGGTGGGCGGTGTCCGGTGGATCGGTGGAAGATTGTTTCTATCGTAACACGGTCGGGCCGGACACTGGGGCCGCTTGTCGCGAATCATTGGGATTGGTGGTCGTCAGACCATCCCGGCGACATAATCGCCTACCGCCCCACCCAACAGGAGACAAAGTGATGATCGAACCTATCATGCAATTTTTCACATGGTCGCACCTCCCGCCATTTTTGCAGGAAGTATCAGAACCATTTGCCGCCATGGCAGAGCGGATTATCGAAACGCTGCCACGCAATCCAGAGCGAACCGTCGCGTTGCGTAAGCTGCTAGAATCCAAAGATGCCGCCGTTCGCGCACTGATCTTCAAGGAACCCCGCCATGACTGACAAACTTTTGGATTGCCCATTTTGCGGAGGCGAGGCGAGTAGCAAAGGCAGGGTATCGTATTCACCGTACTATGATGCGGGCCGATGGGGTGACGGAACAAAAGTAACCGAAGCTTGTTTTTGCTGCTGCATTCGGTGCCAGTCTCGTTGCGGTGGAATATCCAGCTATCAGACTGAAGCCGAAGCCATCACCGCATGGAACACCCGTGCAGCCCTCACCGACCACCAGCCCGCGCCGATTTCCGCCACCCTGCAAAAGCTGGCCAATCTGGAAGCCACCTATTCAGCCACCGCCGAAGCCGCAGCAACGCACCTAAACGCTGCGATGGATGCGCAAGACAAGTTGGCCATTGCCCTATCCGCTCTTGACGCAATCTATAGCGAGGCCACCCGCGAAGGTTCACGCGATCATCACTTGCGCCGCTGCGCGATTGTGCAGGCAGGTCAGGTGTTGGGCAAATGATAGCCCGACCATCACAAATCCCGGAGACGCCACTGCGACTGCTGCGGCTCTGCAAGGCTGGGTATAGCCCGGAGGAAATACGCGCTAAACTTGGCCTAAAAATGAAAGCCTATCACGTTCATCGGTCGATCGTGAAAAAGCTATTCAACGCCCCAAGTTTTGAAACCGCCCTTGCGATGTTTATCGCCATTGATGGATAATATTTCTCACTTATTGCCGCAGATTCAACCCCATCGCCCAATCATGGGCCGCTTTGGCATAGGCATAATCAGCATCGCAGGCGCGCAAATCGGCTAGGTTCGCCAAGACGGCTTCGGCGGCGGGGATTGCAGGAAGGCCGGAATCTCCACCTTGGGCGGGGCTGGCTGGATGGGCTTGGGTGGCGGGCTGCACCCGATGAGTGGCAACATAAGCAGCAAGGCGATTGCCACCAGCCGCAAGGCCAGCTTCGAATGATACGTCAGCCGCATGGGCTTTGCTCCTATAGTCGGATTCTGCGTCCGCCTTGGCCTGTTCAGCCGCCGCACGTTCGCCCGAAAGAATTGATTGGGTTTTGACCGCCTGCGCTTGCCACCTCACCGCGCTGCGATGGGCCGCGTAGCCCCACAGGAGCGCCACACAGAGCGCCGCCGCCAGAATGCGGGAAGTTGACGCTGTAGCCCATGCAAACGCGCTGCGAAGGCGCGCTAGGGCAAATGCCAAGGCGATGCTCATTTGGTCCCCGGCGTATTAATCGCAATCAGAAACGCCCCAGCTGCCGCAAAGCCAGCCGCCGCGAAGCCAATGCGCGAATCCACACTCGCAAACGGCGTCAAGGCCAGCGCCACCGCGCTAGACGCCCCGCCCAGCTTGGTGGACCACTGGCCCCAGCGCTGGCTAATCCAAGCGTAAATCATCACGACCCCCCGTTGATTTGCTGCAACACATGGCCCAGATCACGCGCCCCGGCGTAAAGCGCGGCCTCGGCGGCGCGGCGCTTGACCAGCCCCGGCAAGACCTTACCGCCCGCCCTGTTCCAAAGCGCGAATTGCCCCTTGGCGGCGGCGTAAAGGCCCGCTTTGTGATCCTTGAGCAAGGTGGACCCGCCCAGCGCGCCAAGGCCCAGATTATAGGCAAACGAGACAAGCGCGTCGAACTGCCCCTGCGTGGTGGGCGCGGCCTCTAGCAGCCGGTCAACCGAGCCGCCAAATCGCGCCAGATCATCCGTGAACCGCGCATTAGCCTTCGCCATCGTCCAAGTTAGGCCAAGGCGCACATCCGGCCCGGTCGCGCCGTAGCCAATTGTGGGGACGCCAGCGGGGCAAAGATACGCCGTTAGCCTGCATCCCTCATATTCGGCAATCAGCTTGCGGGCATTTCTGCTTGGTGTCATTTCAGCGCCCCCAGCAATTCAGCCCACTTTTGATGCAACAGCGCCCAGATGATCGCGGCGCTAAAAGTCACCCCGCCCAGCCATTTGCCAAAGCCCGTGATGATCGAAGCCCCATGGCCAATCGTGCGGCCTGTGGTGGCGGCGGCATTCCACGTTTTGGCAATCTCCACCAGCACCGGCACATGTTCGCCCAGCGGTTCGAGTGATTCCGCCACGCGTTTAAGGGCTTGGATCAATTCCATCATATCCGCGTGTTGGGACGCAGGCGGCTTGGCAGGGCGGCGGATACGCTTGGGTTTTGGATTGGGTGTGTCGGTCATGCGACTCTCATCTGGATCACCGACCCGTTGCGATACCACCCACTTACAGGGACGCCCGCAGTCGCCGCCGCAGCATCGTTTGCGTAATTCCCCAAAAGCCCAACAGGGATCTTTACTGGCGACTTTGCAGCGGGCTTATCCCATACATTCCCGATTTGAATTTCATTCGTGGCGGTAATGCTGTCGGATATGGTAGCCGTAGTCCCGTAAGAGATATTCCCCACGGCGATTATTGTGTTTGTCGTTACATTCAGCGGCTGTTTGTTGCCTTCAAAGGTCGCGCCAGTAATTTGCAGCGTATTTGGAGAACCGATAACACCGCTTGCGTAGGACGAATTGTTAGCCCCGAAGAACCATCCGCCAGTGATTTGGATATTGGTTTGGGCGCCCGAAGCATTGACCGCGCCATAGGTTCCAGAAGTTTTAAACGCGCCCCACGCGCGCCAGTTGTTAGGCCCTATCACCACCTTACGAGTTGGCGTATTACCTGAAACGTAAACGGCGTCTTCTGTAGAGGCGTCAAAATTGTTGCCATTGATCGTGACGGCTTCAAAGCCCGACCCGCTAGTTTCGAGCCTGATGCAATTGCCCTGCAAAGACGTACCCAAAGGGTTGTAGCAATTGAATGTGTTATTGTGGATCATGCCGTCGAGGCGTCCTGCACCGGTCGCCCACACGCCATAGCGAACAGTATCGAATTTATTGTCACTCACCTTCACAAACTGGCAAAGCCCCGTAGCAGCGAGCTTTACGCCGACTAGTGAACCGTAAAAAAGATTATCGACAATCTCAAGGCCGTCTGTCTGGTCGCTCAAAATGTTCACACAATTGGCGCGCATATAGCCAGCCGCCCCCGCTTCGGTCGCCGCCAGCCAAAAGCCAAAAGTAAAGTTGTTGCGCTCAATGCGAAGGTGTTCGGCGTTGTAGCGGACATAAATTCCACGATTCAGAGCGCAGATATAGTTATCGCTAATCTCGATATGACCATAACCACCGCTTGAGCCATTGTCCATGTCAAGGAAGCGATATGTGTTGTAGACCGCAATTCGCTGGATGTTGACAAATTGGACGGGGCCGCTGGCAAAGTCGAGCGCAAGCGTGACAGGATATACCGTCGGGGTGGCGCTATCGACTTGGTTCGGATAATAAAACCCCATACCCTTAATCGTAACGCCCCGGCGAACCTTAAATGGCGTGTTTGTCGTGCCAGTGATCAAGAGCATCGAGCCTTGATCAAGCGTTCCGTTGGCCCCATCCAGAACGTTTTCCCCGAATAGCTCCACCTCTTCTAGCGTGATCGTGCCGCCGTCGGTGTTGCACAGATAATTTCCTTTAGGAAAGAAAATCCCCCGCCCTCTGGCCCCCGCAACGGCCAAAGCGATAGCAGGCCAATCGTTGGTCACGCCATCGCCTGCCGCGCCGTAGTCCTTGACGCTAACATGATCTTTGGCAAAGGCCTTTAGCTGTGCGCCCACCGTGCCCGCCGGATAGGTCGCGCTGGCCGAGTATGGCGCGGCGGCGACAAGCGCCCCATCAATCACCTTATCGGCCCCGCCTTGCCGTAACAGAATCTTGTCGCCCGGATTAATGGCCGTAGCCGATGGCAGATCGCCAAGCGTCTTGGTGGATGCCGCTAGACGCCCCGCAACCGCAGCGGCAACATCAGCCAGCGCCAGCAATTCCGCCTTGACTGGCAAAATCTCGCGGACTTCATTTAATTCTGCATTGCTCAGGTCGGTCATAGGTCAATATCCAAATGCGATGGCGGTGCAAGCGCGGTTTCCGAAGTCATCGCTACCGATAATATATTGCGACAATCCCGACAATCGCGAAGAGATCGCGTTGCCGCTAGTAGCGCTAGTGTTGGTAGCTTTCGGAGATGCGACAATCCACCCTTGCGTTGTGAAAGGAACCGGCAAGGTGTAAATGGCCTCCCCATCCGAGCCGCTGTTCTGGTCCATGAATTGAATGTAAAGAACGCGCTCCGCCGCCTTAAGCGACCACCAGCTCCCATTAGCATTGGCCCCATAGCCCACAATACTAAGTTGATTGCGCATCCCTGCGTTGTCGGTCGCCACTAGCGTCTTGCCATTGGCCGACAGGCCTAGCGTTGTCAGCATATCGCCAGCGGTGGCATCGTCCAAGAGCGACCGTGCCGCCGCCGTAATGGCCGTTAACGCTGAACTGTTGGAGGATGTGAAATAGGCCAGCTTGTCGGCCAAAGGCGCAAGGCCGACTAAAGCCGTCAAGCCAGCATCACCAAAAAAAGGAGCGCCCACCACCGCCGCCGTGGCTGATTTGTCAGTGCCACTTTGATTGACGATAAACACATCACTTCCGCTAATGGCGCTGGCTGCGTCCAATTCGGGGATTGTCACGCTTTCCGCAGCCAGCTTGGCCAGAATCGTGGCCTCATTGCCAGCAAGCGACAAGAGCGCACTATCTTGCGCCAAGATTGCGCGGATTGCCGACTCTTCGCTAGGTGTCAAAGCCATTAAATATCCCCCGTTTGGCGCGACATGCCAAGAATAACCGTATTCACCCCGCCCGCAATAGGCTGATTGCCGCCGACCGTAGCCGTGCCGAGCGTCAATGTCGCGCTTGACACCACCTTGAGCGAATGCACCACGCCCGCCGCGCCCTTCCAGCCGACCGCCACAAGATAGCGCGCGGGGTTGTCCTTGTCATACGCCTCTAGCCGGATAAAGCTGTTAGGCAAGGTGAACAGCCCAACGCCCGCCGCGTCCGTTACAACAT